GTATGTTAAATGCTATTGCTAGGAAGTTTAAGCAGATGAAGAAGAAGGGCATGTTCAACAAACGTGCCATCAATAAGATCAAGAAGCAGTGATCGGCAGGCGATGCTCTTCTATGAACTTGGCTCTGTTGACGTGCCAAGACTCTCTTCCCGCTAACTCGCCCCTGGAGTTATGTAGGACATTTATAGGGACTTTTCTATTCTTTAGACCTAGCTTGTGGGCAGTGAGGGTATAGTGGATATCGTAGTAATCCCACTCACCTTCTAGGTAGCTGGGCTTTGCTAGACCGACCTTCCTTAGTGTCTTTCCTGACGCTGCAAGGAACAGGCCATCCATGACCACGACTGTCTTGTATGGTCCATAGTAGGTTGGAGTAGACTCTAGAGCATGAGGACCATGCCAGACAATGCCTGAGTGATGTCCCTCTCTCCACGCCTGACCATTCCACCAAACAGCATCCTCTAGAAGTTTAGCAGTCCCAGCCACACCAATGAATCCTGCATCGTGTGCTAGGCATTGCATGAGGCAGTCCCTAAAGACCCACTTGCTGGACATGATCTCGATATCGTCGTGACACAGGATTACAATGTCGTCGTCCTTCACGTCACTGGAGTCTAACGCCTTCTGGTATCCTCCGAAGATAGACTTCTGATTAACCAGAAACTTAACCTTCACTCCTGCGTCTGATAGATAGGTAGAGAGGTTATGTGCTGTATCAGTCAGTTCCTTAGAGCGCGTGCAGATAAAAGCGTAGATCATTTCATCGGTATAATAGGATATGGATTACAAGGAAGAGTATCTAAGGTGCAAGAAAGATCCAATATACTTCATTAGTAAGTATATCAAGGTCGTCCACCCTATACGTGGTATGGTGCCATTCAAGCTATACCCTTTCCAGAAGGTGATACTTAACGCTCTTGAGACAGAGCGATTCAACATACTTCGTAAGTTTCGCCAAGCAGGATGCACCACCATCGCTGCTGCATATTCTGTATGGAAGTGCTTGTTTAATTCACACCAAACTATAGTTATCCTATCTGTGGGTGATACTGAATCTACTGAGGTTCTTGATCGTATTAAGATCATGTATGATGAGACTCCTGAGTGGATGCGACCTAAGGCTACTCAGATTAACGCTCACAACCTTAAACTAGAAAACAATAGCCACATTAAGTCTCGTCCTTCTGGTAAACAATCAGGCCGTGGTCTATCTGGATCACTACTCATTATTGACGAGGCTGCTTTCATTGAGCATATTGATACTATTTGGGCTGCTGTGTATCCTATCATCTCGACTGGTGGTCGTGCTTTCGTGCTGTCTACTGTGAACGGTATAGGCAACTGGTATCATCAGATCTGGGAAGGGGCTGTAGAGGGGACTAACTCATTCAACCCTATTCAAATCAACTGGAAAGATCACCCTGAGTATAACAGGGTTGATGGCTTTGATTGGCTATACAAGGAGATGGAGCAGCGAGACCCTCCCATGAATATTGATGAATGGGAGAAGACTACACGCGCTAACCTAAGTCACAAGAAATGGCTACAAGAGTATGAGTGTGAATTCCTAGGAACGGGCGACACCTTTATAGAAGGGCAAGTGCTAAACTCGTTACTGGAGAATATATCTGAGGACTTCTATAGGCTTTACAACAACCGAATGTATGTCTGGAAGGATCCTGATCCTACTACCTCTTACTTCATTGCTGCTGACGTAGCTCTAGGTCGTGAGCGTGATTACTCCGCATTCCAGGTGGTCGATCTCCAGACTGGTGAGCAGGTAGCTGAGTTTTACAGCAACACCACCCCCATAAACGAGTTTGCACGTATCTTATTTGATCAAGGGAACAGGTATAACCTAGCTCCCATACTTATTGAGCGTAATACGATTGGAAATAATCTAATCGACTACCTGTGGGAACAATTAGAATATGACAACGTGTGGTTCGATGAGAAGGGCCTGCCTGGGTTCCAAACAACCACTAAAACCAGGGATCAAGTTCTGATTGAGATGGAAGAAGCACTACGCACATCTGAAGTAAAATTAAACTCCAAGCGCACTGTAATGGAGTTAAATACGTTCATTATCAGCGATAATGGTCGTTTCCAAGCAGATACAGGTCAAAATGATGACCTAGTGATGTCATTAGCACTATCTATCTATGGAGCTAGACGTTACAGAGAGGAGAACCCTGGGATCGTTATGAATAAGACGTTCCGAGAACAGAAACCACTCTCACCTCTTAAGTCGTATAGCTTCGGAGAAGGACGTAATGAGGACATCACATGGCTGATGAGAGACTGAACGAGAACAGTGGTCCTGGAATGACCACATGGAACCCCACCCGATATGGTGATCTGTCGAACCTATACACGACAGGTTACATGGCTAAGATCTTTGGAAAGTTCTTTAGCACTGAGGTTAAGCGAAAGAACGCTATCAAAGGTGATCCGCGCAATGTTGAAGGAGACCTTCTTGTAAATCCTGACTCTCCTGTAGTCGATCTCGGTCAGCCTGGGATGAGCTACAGTAGAGGTCTGCCTTTTATGCCTGAGGCAGAGCTAAACCGTAAGCGTAGGTATGATGAGTTCGAGAAGATGGACGAGTATCCTGAAATTACGGCTGCTCTAGACATCTACGCTGATGAATCTACTCAAAAAGACCTTCGTAACAAGCGTTGGATCGTCAAGTCAGACTCAGAAGAGGTCATTAAAGAGATTGAAAACCTATTTAAGCGCATTAGGCTTGACCACGTTTACTGGGACATCGTCCGTGGCACCTGTAAGTATGGTGACTCCTTCATTGAAGTTGTAGCTAATGCCAACGCTATGGACCAAGGCGTTCGTAAGATCAAGGTCCTGAACCCCTACTACATCCTCAGAATCGAGGATAAGTTCGGTCAACTAAAGACTTTCCTACAGGAAATACCAGAAAGACAGGTAAATCAGGGCGATTGGATGAATTCCAACTCGAAATATCTAGAGTTGGACAAGAATCAGATCGTTCACTTCCGCCTTCATACGTCTGACCCCAAATATTACCCCTACGGACGTTCAATTATGAGCGGTGCAATTCGAGTTTACCGCTCTCTTAAGCTAATGGAGGACGCGATGATCGTCTATCGCCTCTCTAGAGCACCTGAAAGACGCATTTTCTACGTCGATGTGGGTAATTTACCCTCTGGTAAGGCCGAACAGTTCATGGAAACCATGAAAATGCGCTTCAAGAAGGAGAAATACGCCAATCAGAACCGTGTTGATAGCCGCCACAACCCTCTAGCGGTCGATGAGGACTTCTTCATCCCCATTAGAGGTAACCAAGGCACCAAAGTAGACACCTTAAAGGGCGCTGAGAACCTTGGAGAGGTCGATGACGTTAAGTATTTCAGAGATAAGCTCTTAGCAACCCTCAAAGTTCCCAAGGATTACATCGTAGAATACGATAAATCAGCCGAGCGCAAGGCAAACCTCGACCAACTGGACGTAAAGTTCGCTAGAGTTGTCCAAAGGGTCATTCAAAGCGTGTCTCAAGGCTTTACACTCATTGCAAGACGCCATTTGGAGATGATTGGCTACCCTAAGAGCCAGATTAACAGCATGGAAGTTGTTCTTCCTGATGGTTCTGATATCTTCATCAAGCGTAAGATGGCTGTGGATGCTCAGAAGGCAGAGGTTATCACCAATGTTATGGCAACAGGTCTGTTCCCTAAGTCCTACATCTACAAAGAGTTCTACGATATGACGGAAACGGAGATCGAGATGCTCATGGCAGAGGCTGAGAAGGAGCAGGAAGAGCAGATGCAGCGTGAGGCCGATATGATGGCGCAGCAGCAACAGGCTCAGGCCGCTGGACAGATGCAGCAGACGCAGGTTCAAGGCCAAACTGACATGGCTGTATCCAATAACCAAGCTCAGAACGACATGCAAGTGGCTGATAATCAGGCTAAGAATGACGTTAGAGTGGAGAAGTCCAGACCCAAGCCTAAGCCAGCAGCCAAGCCTAAGAAGAAGAACGAAGAACTACAGTCACTTCGTAACCAGATTATCCTAGAAGAGGGTGCAGACAGCCCCAGAGCAAGAGCTTTGCTACGTATTTTGAAGAAATATGATAATTAACGGGTTATGTGCCAATTTGGCAGGCTATATAGAAACTAGCCCTAACTATATCCATGGACTTCTTCGAGCAGCGAAACCGCAAAGTATCAAACCTAAATCTTCTTGCCGACTCTTTATCACACTCTATTCGTGAAGGAGTTAGACTGTTCTCCGTGGACGATGTAGATTCAATCGCTACATTCGTTACAGAGAGCGGTCAGGTTATCCAAGGCCAGTATTACTTTGGTGAGAAGCTGGTATTCGATAATATCGTGGTCGAGTCAGGAGAAGTGTTCAGTGATGAGAAGAGATTCGAGGAAGCTAACCGCGCCCGAGTCTCTTCTTTAATTGAGAGCATTTACTCAGACGATCTGGTGACCGCTGCTGACGCATTTGAAGACATTATCCAGTCCTGGGGCACGCAGCTAAAGTTTAACAAGACTGTTGATCGTCTTACTGAACAGGCTTCTTCTTTCAATGCTACCTTTGACATAGTTGGCACTGACGAGTTTCAGCGATTCCTAGAGGTATCCGAGAACATTAGCAAGTGGATGAATGAGAATAAAGAGTCTCTTGCTGCCAACCAAGAGATTACTCATGCTCTTAGACTTTCTGATACCGTATCGCGTGCATTCAACCTTGATCGTATGAGTCTTGAGCAGCTTGCCGAGAAAGCTCGATATGAGGTAGACTTCGGTGATAACCGCAGCATTTACGAGATGGTCTGCCAGCAGGAGCTTGTGAGCCGTGAGATCCTAGAGAGCAAGAAGTCGTTCGACCAGATCTGGGTTTCCGAGCCTAAGATTAATGCTCTAGCTGAGAAGATCTTCTCTACAGATCAGAAGGAGATTCAAAAGGCTCTTGTGGAGGCAGTTGCTGAGGTTCCTTACCTCGCCCTTATCAGCAAGAAGCAGCTTTCCAACACTGTTTCTAGATGCTTAAACATTGTGGCAGAAGACTTTGAGTATAACAAGTCTGATCTAAAGGAGTTCGTCTCAACATTGTTTGAGATGAAGAAGCCTCTAAAAGACCTAATCGGAACTCTTCTTAGCGAGAAGTATGGTGTTAACATCAATAACCTCAAAGAAGCTCCTACCTTCCGCACACTCTTAAACACTCAGTCTCTTATATTTGAGTGTCTTGCTAAAGAGGCTCCACGTGGTAGCGTTGTGCGCGAGGCTTTAACCTCTATGTCTACCTTGCTAAAGGGTAAGAACGGCGTCCAGGCCATTGACGTAAACTCTGGTTTAAGGTTCCTCTTCACTGAGTCTGGGTTCGACTCTGTTTACGCAGACCGCCCTGTCAGCGACTTTGCTCTTAACTCTCCTCTAACCGATAGTAAAGAGGACGTAGATTTCATCCTGTCTGAGCTTTACGACCACGCTATAGAAGAGGAGCAGGCTGTGGCTGAGAAGAAGAAGCCAGCCTCAAAGAAGAAGCCAGACTCAGAATCTACTGAGGAAGAGGATGCTATTGAGGAGGACGGTGAGTCCGTAGAGGATTTCATGAAAAAGGTTAAAGAGATCGAGGACTTACTCGACTCCCCTGATCTAGGAGATGAATGATGAGAGAAGCATATATACCATACACTAAATTAGTTCAGTTAGGTGGAGATCTTAACGCCGTAGAAGTTACCCTGACTGACTCCGCAGGGGAAGCCTTTGAATGCAACTACATTCAGGTAGCTGCTGCTGCGAGCAGTGTTGACGGATACTTCTTCGTCACACCTGATATTAGATCTACAAAAGAGTATGCAAACCAACCTACGGCAGCAACCATTCAAGAGAATTCAGCTTCAGGTGTTGTAGGTATAGTTGCTAACAGAGAGACAGGAGTAGCTACTCTTTCTTTATCTGAAAAAACCTCTAAGATTAAGATTTCTCACAACACCTTAGACGACACTATGTATTCTGTAACTTACGGAAATGTGAAGTTAGCAAATACTTTAAGAGACAATCTTTCTAGTAGAGGAAACTAATGTTCAAATCATTCAAAGCTCTTAGAACTGTTCGGACGCTGTTCGATCAGCAAGGAAACCTGTATCGAATGGCAAAGAGAGTAATCCACAAGATTACAACACGCTTTGCGGATGGCTTCAAGATATTTGCCAAGAACAAGCTATTCTATACAGAGGCGTTGACTACGAATGTCCAACCACACATGGCTGTTGGTTCAGGTATTGAATCAGTTAACCAAACGCAAGTAACGGGTCTAAGATCTTTCTCTGCTTACGACATTATTTCTACTAGTGGTGTTAGTGGTAAATCCCTCAAGTTTACTCAACATGGTTCTTCTGTTGATTACCCTTATGCTACCTTTGATCCTGACAATTCAGTAGGTGCTGCTGTATTCACGAAGTCTTTGTGGAACTACAATGAGCTTCCTTATTCTAATAACCCAGCCGACGATCCAGGGTTTACTTCTTCCACTAGTCTTGGTATTTATTGGTCTAAATTTAATGGTGACAGAGGTGTTTGGCAGGAATTAGACGAGGAGGGTCCTGTTCCAGGTGTCACACCTATAAAGGTTACTCTAAATAACGAAAACTACAACTACCATACCTTTCTTAGTAGTAGAGGGTATACTCTGCATCCTCATGATGAAAATATCAATGGTATTTTTAGTATTTATATAAAACCTCCAGAAGATAGGTCAAAAGTTATTAGGCAATTCCGTATCATGCAAAATGACTTTACGCCAGTAGCATCATACCCTAGTATTTTCTTTTATTGGAATGAGCAGGAAGATACTTGGTTTTTGGATTCCTCTGGAAGTTACTTAACTTATAACGAATATCCTGTTAATGGGAATGTTGACTCGGCAGGTATTGAACCAGTAGGTGATGGTTGGTATAGACTTTATTGTCGGGTTACGGATATTGAATACCCACCCGCTCTTAATTCTGGAGATCTTAGGACCGTAGAGTTGAGAGCAGATGGTCTTACTCTTTATTCTGAGTATGAAATGATCTTCGCAGCCCCACAGTTTGAAGCTCATCCAAAAACCAAACCAAGCTGGTCTCATAACGAACTCTCAGGAAGACTTCCATTCCTAGAAGGATCTGGTGCTGTCGTTGGAAGCTGGAACACTAAAGGGGCTCAATTAGAAAATGTTAGAGAAGAGAGAACCGATCCTTTTGGTAAAGAAAGTGTAGTGTGGATTGGTAAGGATTTAGACTCCAATGATAGTGATGGTGGTTTTGGAACTGCTCCAAATGTATCGTTAGATCCAAACTCTTCATACAGGTTCTCATGCTTTGTAAAGAGGAATACAAGAGCAGCCGACGATAGAACCCTTTACATGGGATTAGCAGCTAATTTTGGATCTGATCCAACTTTAGCTATTAAGAATGCTGATTCGGGAACTCTATCCAATAACCCTTATTTTATCATAACACGGGATGATTTTTCATATTACAATGGTCAAGAGTTCAATGTAGGAGAGTGGTATTTATTTACAGGATTCATTGATGCCGATGGAACTGCTAGAGGTGCAATACATCCTGATCAAGGGGCATATGATTTAAATGGTAATAAGTTCACACTTGACGGTAAGAGCTTTGAATTTAGCTCCACCACAACATCAACAGAGTTTAGAATTTTCCACTATAGAAACCCCGCTGGTCAAGGTGATGAGGTAGAATTCTGGGCTCCTAGAATAGACAAGCTTGACGGAAACGAACCAAGCATCTCAGATCTTCTGAACCCAATAGACAACCCTAACTACCCACCAGTAACCAAAGCAACTCCATATGTAGGAAACGATGCTATTCCTGCGAATGTGCATAGGCATAACTGGTTGAACTATACTGAGTATCTTGAAGGTTATAACACCGTTGGTATTGATCTTACTGTAAGCTCAATAGAAGATGCTTTACTGAATGGAGAAAAGTGTTATCGAGTAATTGCACAGGATGAGCAGTATCCTTATATTAGTGGATCTAACTTAAATACTCTATACTACGATGCTAGTGCAGATTACATAGCAAGCATGTATGTCAAGAGAGCTTTTGATAATATCTACATGCCTCCAATCAACTCTAATCTAAGTGGGCTTGATAAATGGACTGTGGGAACAGGTGATGATCCTTCTACGGATTGGGGTGAGAACCCAGACCTAAACGAAAACGAACGACTTTATTTAGACACTCCGTTTGGTGGGTTAGATGTTGTGTGGAGAGGAACAAACCTAGATACAGACAATGATGGTGAGGGAGGTTATAGATCAACATACTTTGACATAGATAGAACCAAAAAATACAGATTCTGTCAATTTGTAAGAACTAGCACTCATAATGATACCGCTATTTACCTTGGACATGTCGAAAGTATAAGCACAAATCCTAGCGGTAGACAAACAATAAAAGCTGATGATGGACTTCCTGCTGAAAACTATCACTACTTCGCAGCGAGTTACAGGCTTCCTTCTTCTGATGAATGGTATTTAATGGTAGCTCACATTCATCCAGAAGGAACATCCACTCCTATTAAAGATGTCGAGACTGGTCTTTATGACATGAGTGGTAATCTAGTTGATAACAGTCCTTACTTTAGAGATTTTGTTTTCAGTTCAACCACTACTGAAACAATGATTAGAGGGTTGTCATATTACAACCGCTCCGCTAATCCAGACACAGTTGATTTCTGGCATCCAAGAGTTGAAATCTGTGACGGAAACGAACCTAGCATTGAACAACTTCTATCACAAGCTGACAAGAAATACCCTGCTATTAATGGTTCTTGGGTTGATCCATCTGCTTGGTCTGCTGGTAGTGGAACTGATGGTCTAGGTGAACTAGCGGATGGTGGTTGGACCACCTACGGTGATTTAGAAGAAAACCTCAGAGAATACGATACTGATCCTTTTGGTGAATCTAGCATTATTTGGAAATCATTCGACTCCTCAACTGGAATAGACCCTTATGAAGGTGGCTTCGATTATGGTCAAGGACCAATTGACCCAACTAAAAAGTATAGATTATCGGTATGGATGAAATCAAGAAATGTTGACGGTGACGCAACACTTCCAAGAATGTATTTTGGACCATCCAGACCTAATTATTCTAATACATCATATACTGATGATGAGATGATTCATAAAAATGGAAGTGATGGAGCAGACAGCACTAATAATTATTTCTTCGCTAATAGAGTCCTTCCAACACAAGACGAGTGGTATTTAGCAGTTGGCTTCATTCATCCAGCAGGAACAGCAACTCCAATAACTATTGATCCTGATGCTGGTGTTTATGGTATGGATGGAACCTATTACCCGAATGATGGTGGTAGTAATGATTATAACCAATACACATTCTTGTTTGATAGTGATAATGCTGCTGCTGGTGTTAGAGCATTTATGTATAACAACCCATCAAATGCTGGGGATGAAGCATGGTTCTGGGGTCCAAGGATTGATGAAGTAAACGGAAACGAACCAAGCATTGACGAGCTTCTAAGAATTCACCCAGGATTCCGTATGGTTCTACAAGACTACACTGCCCCTGCATCTCAAGCTCAAGCGTTCAATATTAACTTCAATGCAAGTGGTGTTCCTTACACTGCTCAACCATCTAATGACTTCCATTCTGAAGAAGTCGGTGACGGTTGGTATAGGATTTCAGACTACGCTGTAGCAAACTCAAATCTTGTTGCAGGGGATCAAATATCTCCCATACTATATCCTTTTGATAGCGTTGGTTCTTGGGCTGATACTTCATCATACGCAACCAAGGAAGCAACATATATTATGCGTCCTATGATTGAGATAGTTGCCAAGGATGCTCCTAAACTATCTCCACCAACAGCATATCAGAGAGTGAGTGGAGCAGATTGGCCTAGTGTATCAGCAATCCCTTATCACCATGCTCAGAAGACAATAGAGCTTACTATAGATGATGAGACCTCACCTACCAACACTTACAGAGCTAAAGCATGGTGGGATGGTGGTCAACTCTACCACTATGGAAATCTATCAGGAAACCAAGAAGTAGCTATTGAACATATAGAAGACGGTTGGTTCAAGTTTAGAAACTCTGTGAAAGGTCTTCTTAGAGGTGAGGGTGCAGTTGAAGGTGATATAGCATCTATGACCTTTGGGTTTGGTGACTATTCAGGAGCGCCTTATGGTAAGGCATTGTTCTCTGCTCCAATCCTTGCTAACACTGGATCTGAGAAGAGTGGTGAAGTTAACTATTCTGTAGGAACTACTGTTCCTGGTAAGAACGATGTAGCTAACATAATTGATTGGTTGAATGGTGGCCCAGGCTACATTATTTCTGGAACTGAAGTTAGTTCGATCTCTGTGGTAAACCACACCACTCCAAACGGAACATCTGCTATTCTAGTTCATACTGATGAGGCTGGTGCTGGTAGGGACGATCTGTGGTTTGAATCACTTACGACACATACTAGAGCCAGTAACTACGATACTGCTGTAGCGCAAGTCCCTGTGAAATCTCTATGGAACTATAACGAGCTTCCATATACTAGGAACATACTTGATGATCCTGGGTTTAATTACGAAGGTGATGTGAATGGAAATTTCTATAGTCTAAATGAGTTACAATACCCAATAGATGAAACCGACAAAGGGCCTGATGGAGTATCACAAGCCTTAACTTTCTATAACGATCACCCTAGCTT